CACCAGAAAATCCTGGATAGTTTGTAGTTAAATTTGTTACTGTAGTTGGTAGATATCTCCTTGAAACAAGATTCTCTGTTGAGAAATAGTTTACATATTCTGTAGAGAGTGGAGAGAAAAGAGAGTTATCTGAAGCGCTTAAGTAGATGTTATCTAAAAATAAAAAGTTACCTGTAATGGTAATATCTCTAAAAGTAGATCTTTTACCATATTTTTAGTAATGTACATTAGAAATGCATGGTAAAGCTGATATTACTACTGTTTCAGTTACATTAGAGCTATAAGGTGGATAGATGGTTGTACTCATTTTAATTTATTTCAAACCCTGAAACAGGTATAAAGTTAGAATCTATAACGAAAACGTTATTAACCTGACCCTGATCTTTTGAAAATAACCAACCTTTAATAGTAAAAGATGTATCAGCAGATACTCTATACGGGGTTGAACTATCAATATCTGTAGGGTATGTCATATTTAATGACTCAGACCATAATACTTCAGTTCTTATTTCTTGAGGTACTTGCACAAATGCAGGTGGTATTTTCCAGGATATTATTACATAAGGGTTACTATAGGGTACGAAATTGCTTAGTATTTGATCCATATCTGTTTGAAATTTGGTCAAAATACTCATATTAACAGTTATATTAATAGGTACTGGTTGTGGCAAAAAATCAGTTGACCCAGCACCGTTGTTGTTGTAAAACGAGCCTAAAATCTTATTAAACACTCTTGAGGAATCTCTTTGAATGCCTCCTATTGTTACAGCAATTACTGGTAAAGTAATATGCATTGATTTATTAACTAAGTCCTGAATAACTCTTTGTTTAGGAGAATATACATAAGAAACTCTTAATTTTTTAGCATCGGGTACTCTGTTTTTATCATACCTATTAATTACTACAGAGTTAAATGCAGCAACAAACTGCGTTATCAGATCTTTTATTTCAAAATAGAATGGTTGATCTCTCACAGAAATATTTATAAATTGTTAGACCTTTTATATGTTGAAAGTTTTATTTATCAATAACTTTAACATGCCTGACTATTTATCTAACATGCTATACATAGGTCTAGCAAGTAGAAAAGATATAGAATTGCATACATATGCTGCTCCATTTCATCTAATAAAAGGAGTGGGCTGGGATCATAATTTTATTATTAACAGTTTATGGGAGGGTGTTGTTAAAACCCCTGGGTTTACTGTGTCTGGAAAAGTAGATAAGGGACCCATTATAGATTACCCACAAGGCATAAAATTTAAAATATATGAAAAATTTTATGATAAGATTATTTTTTCAGGTATTTGGAGAGATCAAACGTTCTTAGAAGATGTATTAAAGTGTTACGAAAAAGATAATATAATTTTTATTGATGGAGATGATCATGAGTTAGTAATTGAGCATCTTGTAAATTCAGGCAGATATTATAAGAGAGAATTGCTTACAAATAGAACAGATGTAAATCCAGTTTCTTTTGCAGTACCAGATTGCGTTCTTACTGACAAAATTAAAATAAATAAAACCCAGCTATTTGGTACTATATACCCAGGCAAAGTTGAAACCTATATCTTTAAAACAGAAGAAGAATATTACGAAGATTATTTAAAATCATATTACGGGGTTACTTTTAAAAAGGGTGGATGGGATTGCATGAGACATTATGAAATTTTAGCCAATAAATGTATACCTTATTTTATTGGTCTTGAAGAATGCCCTGCAAGTATATTAACTAATTGGCCGAAAAAGCTTTTACTTTATACTAATGAATATGCGAAAAGCCAAATAATTCCTCATGACTATGATGCAATCTTAGAGGAATTATTTGACTATGTAAAGAAAAATATGACTACTAGCGCTCTTGCTAGTTATATTATACAAACCTCTGAATAAAGTATTGAGGTAGCTTGTGCTTACACTTCATTAAGACGTACTTGATAGTACCATCTAAGATAAATGTATCACAATGATCCTGCTCAGTTCTAATACCACGGCCACAAGCCTGAACAAGACTGCTAAGCCTCTTATTCTCGTACCAATCTGGCTCTTGCTTAAACAAAGTCTCAATACGCTTAGATCCAAGAGGTAAGTAAGGTAGCTTTAATACAATCTGAAACCTAGCTAGTTCGTCTTTAAGATCAACGCCATGAGTAAGAGAAGGTGACACTAGAATTGTCGGCTTATCAGATTCAACATGCTCTTTTACAATATCTTCGTTCGTCTTGCCTGGCTCACGATAAAGCATACGTTCACCAAATTGATCAAATCTAGCTTTTACATATTCAGTAATTTTAAAGGAGTGAGTATGAATAATACCCTTCTCGGACTTATATTTGTTAATAAGCTCTTCAGTTATATTGCATACATGAGGTAGATTTTGCTCAAGATTAGCGTGATTGAGTTTAAATTTAGTATGAATATAAATAGGAGCCTTCTTAGGATCAAATGATGAAGGCATTTCAATATATTCATATTCTTCAATGCCAAGACTCTTAGCAAAGTTAGCGGGGTCAATAATAGTTGCTGACATTAAAATGACCTTTTGACCATGATCAAAAATATGACTAGAGAGTTTATTAACCTTTAGAGGGGAAAAATTAACAGCAGTAGCAGACTTCTCAATAACATATTTGCAATCATTCCAATGACCAGCAACCGTCTTTACGGAATGCAAAACGTTATTCAGCCCACGCAATTTATTTTGTTGAGCGTCTGTAAGATCTTTCTTATTACGCTTCTCTGTGAGAATTTTAATTTGCTCTTCAATGCTGCTCAACAGGTTAGTGAGCCATTCAATGACTCGATTGGGTACATCAGTCGCAAGCTTCTGAGAATGAACTCCCATCTGAGCCAATCTATCATAGCTTATATCAAGACCAAACCTCTTAACCAATTCATCTTCAAGCTCTGCAGCCTCATCGCAGATCAACAGCTCTTTACGCTTTAATTGATCTGGGAGAGCCATAAACATACTATAGTTTAGGATACCGAAGTTACTTGTTACAACACGATTTCGAGCCTCGTAGTATGGGCAAATACACTTCTTCCAACAATCCTCTTTAAATCTGCTTACAACAACACAAGGAGCGATTTCAACGTCTTTAGTCTCGTCGATAGTGCATTGATAGTTAGACTTACCTTTGAGTACATCTGAATCTTCAAAAAACTCTTTGTACTGGTTTTGAAGATTCTTTGAAATAGTCAGCACCATTGATCCAAATGGTTGCTGCTTATCTATTTGATCTTGATGAGAAAATTCACCAGATTGGTCCATCTGATAAATAGAATACGAATCAACTAGATTCTTAAAATCCTTGCTACAAGAATCAGTAAGATTCGCAACAGTACGAGAAATATAAGATTTACCAGAACCTGTTGGTGCGCATAAAATAAGAAACTTTTTATTACCTCGAAGAAACCTTTCAATCTTTTTCAAGACAGAAGCCTGATGTTCTCGAGGAGTATGGTTACTGGGAAATGCTGATAGGATGTCTTTCTGTTTCACTACGTTGAGTATAGTGTCAAAAGAATTGAAAAGCAAGCTTATTGTTTAAATATTTGGACTTATAAAGTTTAAAATATTCGTCGACTTTTATTTTTAAAGTTATGTCATCTGAAAGCAATTCCATTTTATAGTCGAAAATTACCCCTGTTGCAGTTTCATAAGTTTTAAATGGTAATGGTATTTCTATAAACTTATTTTTACCGTTAGAATATATACAAAAAACTAAATAGTATTCTTTAGGAGCAAATAAAATAAACTTACCTGTTCTTATTACTTTATCATTCAAATGAATGCGTACATTCTTTTGAAAATGTTTTTGAAATTTTTCTTCAAGTATAAGACAATCTATCACAAACATTAATTACTCTAAACTCGCATAAAATCAATTTTTTGCTTTTCAGTCATGAAGGCTAGTTTTTCGTTAAAGTATTGCCAAAACTCATCGTTGGCTTTTATTGTAGCAACAACTTCACACGCAGCCACATTTATTTGTCTATAATCTTGCTCAAAAATATCCCAAGTTACAACCAAGCCCTTTAACTCTGGATTATAATCTAACTGTTGGTGAGGTGGCCGATAGTTTAGCGCAACTCTACCTTTTGTGCTGTTTAACAGAGAATAACTATTTGTGCATAGCATTCTTCTAAACATAGGTTCGCCAGGCTGTGGTCTACGCCTGGTGAATTTAAGTTCAACAACGTTTTGTTGGAGAAGGAGTTTTAATTGGTTTAAACTAACTTTCACCTAATTATTTATAGGTAACTATATCTGGAGTCTTCTCTGCTCTTGAACATACTCCAAAAATTCTCGTCTCATCCAAGAAGATTGATTGCTTAATTTTACCCAAGCCCTTGACTACAACATTTGATACTGGGATACCTTTATCGTTAGGGAAGCAAACGTAGTCGTCAATCTTAACATTCTTACAATCAGGCCCTGCCAAGATAATTTGTCCAATTCTCCAAGCAGCCTTTGTATGGTCAATTGGTACTAAAATACCATTTCTCATAACTGTTTGATTGCTGTCAGGGGTGTCAACAAACTTAACTAAAATAATATTATCAAGAACCTTATCAAGAACAAAATCATCTACAAGAGTAAATGTATCGTTAGCGTGTTTATCAAAGTTCAATGCGCTTGTCTTTTGCATATGAACTGGAACTGGAACATTTGTAGGGAGTGTTGGTACCATAACGTATATATTAAAGTTATTTTATTATTCCATAGCGTAAATTTGTCGAGGGTACCTACTACCGTAATGATCTATTTTTGAAGCGTGTAATTCTTTATGGTTTATTTTTTCGGTAGTATCAAATAACCAAAACTCACAATAAAGTCTATCACTAATGTCTGGTTTAATGTTTTTTAATTTTTTAATATGATTTGTTGTCGACCACCAAAAGTTTCCAGAAAAGTGTGGTTTATTTTTTGCAATAAGAAAATTAACACCACAAACATCATGATTTTTTAATGCGTTTAGACATAGTTCAAATTTTTCAATTAAAAAATACTCCATTAAATTTTTCCAATCGTGCATGCATTCATTTTCATGTCTCGTAACTCCTTTACTGTGCAAATATAATACATAGCCACTATTTGTTTGACAATAATTCCATAGCATATGAAGCGTCTCAGCTTCTGTACGAGTATTAGTCTTTACTATGGTTTCTACTTTGTGATAAAACTTTAAATGCTCTTTGTTTTTTTCAGCATCAGGACCAACTAAAACAACATTTATTTTTTCTATTTTTTCTAATAAAGAGCTGTTTTTTATTTTATTATATGTATTATCAAATCTTGACAAACTGTCACTAATGCAGTACATATGATAAAATATTTGAATATTATTCATGCTCTTTGTATAACTTAATCTCTCTTTGAGAAAGCTCAAGATTGCGAGCTAACATTTCAAGATTTTCATCTTCGTTAGTTTTTTCCTTTTTAATTTTCTTAATATATTCAATTCTCTTATATTTCATGCGAGGTATAATATTAATAAGAAATTTGTTTTGCTCATCCTTTGATAAGCACATCCAATAACGATTAGAGGATTCGTTAACAATAGTAGCTAACTCTCCACTATGCATACTCAACCATCTATTAATAAGAAAAAACTGATACTCCCGCTCTTCTTCAACAGAAATATCAGTCTTCTTTTTTAATGTGGTGATATTAGTAATAATATCAAATATCGTCATTAGATAACCTTGCTAGTAGCAATAAAGATATCATCAGTCATCTTATAGAAAGTCTCAACAACCCTCTTCATAAACTCGTTAGCTTGTTCATGAGTTAGGTTAGTTGAAAACGCAAAGGCGGGAGCCTTTTTACCAGCGACAATATTAACAGCAGTATGACCAAGAGCAGCACCATTAACTAAATGAGTAATACTCACGCTAGCCTTACCTTTAGGCTGAATAATACC